TTGAGCCATCGCCCGCTGCGCAGTCGTTCCCAGGCTGGAACCCTCCTGCGCCCGTTCCACAGTTGTCTGCTGCTTTGGTTTGCTCTTGACTTGGCAAAGCAGACGGAGGTACTAACACTTCCATTTCCGAGGTTGTTGTATAAGAACCCCATGTGTCTTTGGGTTTGATTTGTACTTCTACAATCTTCCCACCGCGTTGACCTCCGCCGCCAATGCCTGTGTCCCGGTGTTTTTCTGCAACTTCTCTGTCTTGGGTAAACGAAACAAATGAGTCTTGTCGGTCTATGTTTCCTGCTCGGTAAAAAGTTTGCGGCGTATTCAAAAACTCGGCATACGACATGTTTTCGGTTTCAGGCTTACGCCAAGCAATCAAATTGCTCCAGTTGTCAAACATGACTCTCTTGCCCGCTTCAAGCAAATCGGGGTCGTTTTGTATTAGATTGGCAAGCCTGTCTTTGTAATTTGCATCGCCGTTACGAAACCAGCCGTTCATAATGTTGTCGGGCTGCTCTCTGATTTTTTCTACTGCATCTTTTTTGTTGCCTATTGAACTTGAGCCATCCCCACTTGCGCAACTGTTCCCTGGTTGGAATCCGCCTGCGCCTGTGCCACAGTTGTCGGCAGACTTGTTGATGTTGTCGCTGTCAGGGTCAAAAGAGCCGTCGTTGCTAGTTGAAGATTTGATTTGCTTAGAGTCGAAGGCGACGTGTATGTGTGCGTCAATAACGCCGTCAAAACCAGACTCTTTAAGTATCTGAGTTTTTAGCTTCGGCTTTAATCCCCACCAAGGGCTTGGCAGTCTTTTCTTTTCGTTGATTTTGCTGATCTGTTCATTGGCCCAATGCTCGTTAACTTGTGTTGACCAATGGTCAAACAACAAGTCCTTGCCTTTGCCCGTAATAGTAGACTCACGAACTATGAACGGGTTTTCAAGCCGAAGATATGCCGGATAGATAGCCCCAGTTTCTTTTGCATAGCTTTCTGCGTAATCTGCTCTTGTGCTGAAATAAACGCCTTCGCCGTACAGTGCTGATGCGGCTCCGCCTGTTCCGGCTGTAGGGTCAAACGTGGCATGTCCGGGTGATTCTGTTCCGTGGTAGACAACCAACGGATCGCCGTTTTCGTTCACGACTTTAGAATTGCCAAACCACTCTTTAAACTGAGGTGTCTTAGTCTGTGCCTGCTGCTTCTCTTTGTCTTTACCGGGCTTGCCCTTTGGTTCTTTGGTACTTGAACCATCCCCTGCAGCGCAATCGTTCCCAGGCTGAAACCCTCCGGATCCCGTGCCACAGTTGTCACCTTTGTGAAACACAAGAACGGTGCAACGCTTTTTAACGTCAATGTGTGCTTCGTATTTCATTAGCTCTTCTTCGGATGACCCTTGGGTAGCAAGTCGTAATCAGTCGTGTACTTGCTGTTTTCTGGTTTGCCGTTACGAACAAGATACAAAAAGGCATTGACTCTAGCCATTGACCACTGTTGCCGTGTCATGCCTGGCCTATGCGACGTAGAGAAAGCACCAGCACCACGACGATACACAGCCTTAAGCATTCCAAGGTTCACTTTTTTGCCCTTGTCTTCGCCGTGTTTTTCGTTGTGTTCTTCTACTTTGTTTTTCAATGCTTTTTCTTGTTCTTCGCTAATCTCGATACCGCCTCGTGTGCCAGATGCTGAACCCTCTGGATTCTTGTCAGAACCTGTTACACGCTCACTTGGCTTTGCGGGCGTTGACGAATCGCCTGCGGCTTTGGTCTTGCCTTCTTCTCTGTCTAGTTGCCGGTCTTTGCTTTCAGCCCACGTTGCACCGGGGTTGCCTCCCCAAAGCAGCCAAGCAATCAATCCGGCAGATGGATAATCTTTGTGGCCAGGCTTTGCGGCAGGAGCATCAAGGTCAACACGGTGCCGTGAAAAGAATGAGTGCATACGCCGCACAGTTGAAGGCGACAGGTTTTTTCTGTTGCTAATATCTCTTGCACGAGCAACACCAACCTCAGTGCCACCTCGCCCGTGTTCCTTGCGCAACTTTAGGCCACGCTTTGCAGCATTTGCCATTGCCTCAGTTGGCTTCAAATCAATGTCTGCAACAGCCTTGTCAATAAGCGTTGGGTCTTCTTCGCTTGTGTGTTCTTGGTCTGTCAATTCTGTGTAGTCAGACATTTCCGAGCATGGCATGTACATGGTCGTTCCGTCAACGTCATGCGTGTGATGGCCTGAGCAGCCGATCAAGCGTGCAATTTGCTCTGCTTCTTCTGCTGTTTCATACAAGTCGTCTTCATTACGCTTTACTGGCTTAGGTGCTTCCATTGCTTTTACTTGGCTGTCAACCATTCTCGACGCAACAGCACGAGTAAAACCACAAGCTTGCAAACTTTTGATTGCTGTCAAGTTTGTAATTGTCCCGCTGTTTACCATTCGCAAAACCTTCTCCGCCATAGCTGACGGTTCTGGCTTTGGCTTTTTTGGTGCGGGCTTCTTTTCGTCCTTGCTTGGCTTTTCGGCAAACTCGCCACCAATGTCCTCGGCAATTTCAGACTCAACTTCAGCCTCGGCCAAGGCAATTGGTTTTGCATCTTTTGCTTGAGATTCAACCATGCTTTGTGCTTGGCTTCTTGGGATGCCAACCGAAACAATCAACTCAAGTGCAGCGACCGCTGACACACTGCCGGAAGCAACGCCATCAAGCACATTTACAACGCTTGCAATTTGCGCACCGTTCAGTGATACAGTTGGCTCTGCGGGTTCCTGAGTTGCTGGCGGGGCTGCTGGCGGAGCGTCTTCGTCCGTTTCTGGAAGTTCTGAAGCAGAGGGTGACATTCCCATGCCCATGCCCGTGCCCATAGGCATACCCATGCCCATGCCCATGCCCATGCCCATGCCAGCCCCCAACGGCATCCCGCCAATCATAAGTTGATCGGCAAACTCGTTTTCAACCGGCTCCATGCCTTCCTCAATTCTTGCCTCGTTTGGAGTCCGCCATCCACCAGCAACAGCCGTTTGTCTTTCGCTTAGCTCAAACGACCGATCACGGGGTACAGGATTGTCATACGCCAGGCAATACTCTTCGCCTAGCCCAAACATGGGCAAAAGGCTTTGATTTAGTTCCTGCTCATCCATACGGCACAGCGGTAGAATTGTGCCTTCCCGCCACTGAGCAAAGCCTGTTTGCGATGATGCAAGGTTAGGGTCATTGGCCTTAAGCATTGTGACCGGCACGCCAAACACTGCTGCAATTTCTTCAACAATGTCATCTCTGCCAGTCAGATCCTTTGGCGGGAAATTCAACGGTGTAAACTGAACATCGCCAGTCACCGCAATGAATGAACCTTCCTTCCTTGTGCCACGCAATCTGCCTTCAACCTGCTGTTGGAATCTGTCGAGTTGGTCACCAGTAGGCGCGCCCTTGACAACCACCGCATAATCTGGACGTGCCGAGTTCTGGAACATGGCCAAGTCCATGTCATGCACCGCCTGGTTTGCAAGCACCGCGCCGTATGCCGCTTCAACCTTGCCAAGACCGTAATACAAGTTGTCAGGGTTTGGACGCTTGAAGTGAATCACCTCGTCGCGCTCAAAGACTTGTTTGTGCTGCGCGTCAATGCCGTACAGATATCCGCTAATGAACTCGTCTTCGTCAGGGATTACCTCGGTGTATTGCGGGGCCAGGGGCCACAACTCGGTTGGCACATCGTCGTCACCAAAGACCGGATGCAAGTAGGCATTGCCGGTCAGCTCGCCATACAGAATGCGCAACACGTTCATGTCAAACCCATTCATAAACGGGTTGGCTGACATGAGCAAATTGGTCACATCGTTCTCGCCTGTGACCTCTTCAAAGTCGTCGCCATAGTCGGCAATCTTGCGAAGCACTGTCGATGATGGCCTTTGGTCACCGTAGCCGTCACCAAGCAAATAAGATTTTCGCCTACGACTTACCTTGCGTGTTTTGTTCCGTTTGCGTTCTGCATGATCCTTGTGAACATACAAGCGCAACGGCACAGAGCTGACTGCGTTTGCATTTATCAATGCCGCAGCATAAACCCATGACCTAAAATGCCGTACAGCAGCCTGCTGACTAAATGGCGGACGCTTTGCTCCGTGCAGACCTGTGCCAACAATGTTGACGCTGCTGCCTAGATACTTGTCCGGCGATGATTGTTGTTTTTTAAGAATTCCGAACAGGTCGCGTATTGGCATGTTCAAAGCACCCTGAAATCAAAACCAGAACGTGCAGTTGTATCCAGGCACCTCAAAGCGAGAGCCAACGCACAAACACCATCGTCATGCAAGCCTGATGGTGCTTCGTACCGAACGCCGGTTTTTGTATATGAATATTCGAAAGTCTCGCACTCTATGCGTAGCCATCCCTCTGGAATCCGAATTCTTTGTTGCGAAAAGGCTGATGCCAACCCCTCAAGAATCTGCTGTTTGGAATGGCTTGAGAATTTGAAACCCTCAATCCTTGGCTTGCGTCTTTGCAAGTCTTCTACGATTGGATCGCCTACGCCAGTTGAATCAACCAAGGTAGCACAATCCCCAACAATGGATTCAACACGGTCAGTCGTGTCAGCCCAATTAGATTGCCATCTCTCCAGTCTGGATACATGGCCGTCAGAATCCAAACCTATCACAACAGTCCAGTCAACGCTTTTGGCAAGGTCAACACCGTATGCAATCGGATCTTCTGTAGACATCTGCCCAATGCACCGTTCAATGGCATCAAGGCCAAAGGGGTTGCCGCCATCGTCTGATGGGATGCCTAGAAACTCTTGCTTGAATACAGATTCAGGCAACTCCTTGCGAGCTGCTTCAATTTCTTCGTCGTCGATCAGCGGATTGGTTGTTGTCGGCAATCGCCAAGACGCCCAGTCGCCATCACCCATCTGGCCCTTTTCAAAGCAACGATGAAAAAAGTTGCGTCCTTTGGGCGTACCCAAAAACCAAGCATCGCCTTTCTTGTCGGCAAGAGTTGCACGAATCGTCTCCTGCCAGGCAGGCCCAAGGTCGCGAACAATCGCAGCCTCATCAATAATCACGCGATCATACCTGCGGCCACGCCCGGCATCGACAGAATCAAGTGACCAAAAATCAATTGAGCCGTTTGTTACCAACTCAATCCGCCGTTCAACCCGGTCCATTTTTGTAATAGCAGGATGCAATGACCTTTGCACATCGCGGAAAGGGTCCGCAAGGTATCGGTATGTAGGTGCAAACCAACCAACCTCAGCACCGTCAATTGCACGATCAACGGCAAGTTGGATGCCGAGGTGAGTCTTGCCAAACCGCCTGCCACACTCAAGAACATTGAACCGCTTGGACTCGCTCAACACTTTGAGCTGACCAGCATGAAGCACATCTTCAATTGGTTCAATTTGTACTTTCAATATCTATCTCATGTAGACCAGACTGATTCACGCAGCCATGAATTGATGATTTCAATAACGCACTCTTCGTCAGTTGCGTCTGGCTCGCTTCGCTCTTCCTTCAGTTGGTCAATTGCATCACGCACAATCTGCGAGTCATAATGATCAAGCTGGCTGAAGTCGATTTTAAAATTTAGGGGCTCTTGCAATTTTCGCCTCACTCAGATTCCGGTTGTGGCGTGGGGTCGTACGCAACGGACTTCAAAGCTTCCGCTTCAACAAGCATCTGATTGGCAGTGGCAATAAGCGCATCAATCAGTTGAACGTCCAAATCGCTGCGTGGTGCCGTTTCTTTAAAGTCATATGCAAGGGCTGCCAGGCGAGACTGAATCGAATTGACATGGTTGAGCATTGCTGAATAGTGATGAATTGTGTCCATGTGATTCCTAAGCAGAGGTTACAGTAAACACGACGGTATCGCCGCTAGAAAGGTTGGTACTGGTGACAAGTTCAATATCACAGTTTAGGTAAGCAACCTGACACGAACCTTGGACAGCACCGGCGACATCTTCGTTGTTCCCGGACCCGCCGCTGCTTGCGGCGTTTAGGTCAATGGCACTGCCACCGTTGAGCGTTGCAGACACTGCGTAATTGTGCCACCAGACACGGCAGGTTGTGCCGCTTGTAAACTTGTGCTGGGTGCTTGCTCCTGAACCCGTCGTCGTGTTGAAGTTGTCGCCGTTCTGCGCCTCTGATCCGTTCCAGAGTCGCATTTTGCTACCGCTCTTACCAACGCGGAGTTCAGAAGTCTTTGTTGTCGAGATGATCTGTTGACCGGTACTTGAGATTGATGCGCTGTCTGCTCCGGTCATTGACCAAGTGATAGTCTGAAGCGCGCCAGATGACTGCGTAGGGAAAAAAAGCCACTTGCTTGCCGGGGTCATTCCGTGTACTCCACCGCAAAAATCACATCAGTTGCGGAAGAGTTTGAAGACGTGACAATTGAGATCACACCGTTTACAGAAACGCTCGTGTTGGCCAGGCTTGTTTGGTCGCCGCTAGAAGTTGATACGCTTGCAGCCTTGACCGTATCAGTGCCATTTTTGAGCGTTGCTGTAACTGTTCCGCTACCGCTCTTGATGTAGAACCCGGTGATAGTTCGAGCGGTTGCTGCGCCAGGGTCAATCGTGTACGTCTTGTCCGCAGCTGTTTCAATCTGCCCGGTGTAGCTGCCGACGTTTGTGATTCCTAGATCGGAGCGGACTTCTGACGCGCTGCGGCCTTCAATGTTCGTGCCATCCACCCGAAGAAAATCATCGTCAGCAACTCCAGAGGTGAACACCGGCACATTGGTATTTGAGATGCCGGTTGCCGCAGTGGCCGCCGTACCGAGCCCAAGGTTTGTCCGAGCTGTTCCAGCGTTGGCCAGATCGCTCAGGTTGTTCGATGCAAGAAGGTCACCTGTACCGTTTGTTGCCCACGTTGTGTCGTAGTTTGTGCCGCTGGCCTTTGCTAGCACCTGGCCAGATGAACCGCCAGCAGGCACGCCGATACCAGCCGGACCAGTGGCGGCAACAGTGACGCTCGTACCCGAGTCGTTAACCGTTACCTCGAAAGGCGTAGACGTTACAGTCACGCTCGTCATCTTGAGACCTCCGGTGTGACCTTAAACCTGCCCTCCAAGATTCGGTACACATTGGAGGATGAGTCAACCAACTCCAAGTCATACACACCTGTTGATGGCGCAGTAAGGTCATCTGTTTCAGTTGCCGCAATGCTGATTGTGATGTTGGGATCGCTAGAGCCTAGCGTGATGCCGCTACCGTTTGCCAAGCTAAAAATCGTTGACGACGCATCGTGTGTAGTTCTTCCCTGCATCCTTGCGGTGTACCCGCTGGACAGATCAACCGTTGAGCCAGCCGATGACTTGTAGTTGACCGACAGCGAGAATGTCGCTCCCTGCTGGATGGTGAGGAGGTTGCCGTCTTCTGTCAATTCAAATGTCATTCGCTTGATTCCTCTTGCACGATTTTCCTGCTTACACGGTCGATGAACACCGTCGAGTCCTGTTCGATTTGCTGCTTGATAGGTCCATCAAGCCGGTCAATGATTTCCTTCCAAAACCGAAAGTCTCCATCACGAGCAGCCTGCAGAGCCGTTTGTGCGAGGGCGTCAACAATGTCTCTGCCTGTTTCCTCGTTCTTTGTTTCGTCGATCGCTCGCAGGATTGCAGACTTTAGCGATGGGTACTTGGAACCAACGGCGCGTCCCGGCCCGCCCTTGTTGCCAGGCCCGAACCTGCCCCGGTCATCACGAGCCCATTCGTCATCACTCGTCTGGTTCTGATTCTGAATCATTGGGTTTTCCTTTGTCGGTTTCGTCTTCGTCTTCTTCTTCTGGGTCTTCGCACAACTTGTCATAGACGTGTTCGGCTAACCCCCTGATGCAGTGAATGTTTCCGTATGGGACAACGTAGGTTTCTGTTTCGTTCTTGCGATGTCTTGTCAGGCCAACAATGACCCCATCCGCGCCGGTCTCTTCAATGAATGCGGCAATGATATTGCGAAACTTGGTCGCGGTTTCTGGTGACATCTTTTCTTTCATCGTGCCTCCATAACATCGACACGCATCACCCGTTTGTTTGTGGGTTTTGACATATTAGCGATTGAGAGCTTGAGCCATGCCGCTCCTGTTGGCTTAGGCGGCGCGCCTCGTTCGATATGCCAACCCTCAAGCGGCGTGAACTCATCTTTATAGCCAGGCGTCTTGATGTGCCATACATCATCGACATGCACGTTTCCGTACGGTGAAAGCTTGGCCTTGGCAAGCCTGACGCACCACGAGTCGTGAGTGTGGCCCGACCAGATGATGTCAGCATCGGGCAGGTAGGACTGCATCCGGCGAGTAGCAAGCACACCATGCGTCATTGGCCCGCCACCGCCTGACCCGTGATGGTAGTACATGACCCGGCTCAGGGTACGGTCAGCGATCCGTACAACAAACCTGATGAAGCCGGAATAGGTTCCAATCTCGACCGGAGAGCCTTGCAGCCGGAACCGTTCAGCGAGTCGCTCGGTCAGGTCCGTTTCATGACGCTTGGTGATCGAGGTTTCGTGGTTGCCTGGAGCGAGGAGCAGCCAGTTGTCAACGAATGGCTCATAGAACTCTGCCGCCGTTTCTACGAGCGAGTCAAGGTATCTGCCCTGCTGGTGTTCCGGCCTGCACTGGCTGGTGTCGCTTCGCCTGTCCCATTTGCCTTGCATGGCACAGAAGAGGTCACCCGCATCAAGGATACCAGCGTTCCGTTCTTGGGCTTCGATCAGGTGGGACATTTCTTGTCGATGGCTGCTGTGGGCATTGTCATGGTGAGCATCCGACCGTAGGAGAAACCACTGCTCCCAATCTGGAGAATCAGCAACCATGTCAACCTTGTAGCAACCCTTGCCGGTCTTTGAGATCGTTGCGTCCACCGTTTAGCCTCCGTTGTTAGATCGGATCAGACGCCCTCAGACTGGCCCTCGCCGCCTTCTGCGTCTTTTGCTGCCCTGGCTTCGTCGTTAGCTCGCACGGCGTCCAGCACGGCGTTCAGGCCGCCAGCGAAAACAGCCTCTTTTGCTTCGGCTCTCTTGATGGCTTTTTTGTCGCCTGGCTTCCGTATGAAGAGGCCGCCCAGAAGTGCCAGCCCTGACCCGATGAGCGCACCTCCGGGCAGTGACGAAGATGCTTCAGTTCCAAACTGGATGCCGGTATTGGTCAGGGCGGTGATGACGGCTGCAGTCTCTCGCCCCTTGTCAATCTGGCTTGAGAACTCGCCGGACTGGCGATCGACCCATGCAACCCATTCGGCCCATCTGTCATCGGCCTCTGAGAGCGGCACTTTACCGTTTGTTTTGATTGCGGCTTGGACACCTTCGGGCACCTTGACGCTCACGATGTCCTGAAGATTGCAGCCAGCAAGTGAAGAGGCAAGAAGCAACACAACTGCCGCCAAAGTGATGCAAAGGGTTGGGATCTTATTGTTTTTCACGGCTTGTGTGATCTTGCTCATTGGTCTTGCTCCAAGCGTGCAACTCGGTTGCGGAGGTCGTCGATTTGTCGATCCTGCGAGATGTTGTTTGATGTACTTTCGACTGTGGCGCGTACAAGGTCTGTAGCAATTTCTCGCAGTTCGTTGATTTCTTCCGTATTGGCGTCAAGCCTGGCGTCTTTTCTGCCGATGGTGAGAAAGAGTCCTCCGACGCCAATGATGAGTGTTGCAAGTTGGAGCCATTGCACGGCGACTTGCATGTTTGACTTTGTGTTGCTGTTCATTTGAGCCTTTTCAAACGGTTCATTTCTATTCGGAGCATTGTCCTCAACTCTGAGACTGCCCGACTCCGTTTGTTTGTGTCTGTAGTATCGAGTGATTCAAGGGCGATCTTCCGAATTGATTCTCCCTCGATGATTCGCATAAGTGTGGGTTTCAAATCTGGATGTGCTGATTCCAAATAGTTTTTCATCTCTACGATCTCTGACGGATCTGGCGATTGTTGGTTTTTTTTCGGATCGAGTTCAGCAGGCTTTTTCCAACCTCCCTCTCTCTTTCGTAGTCCTGACCCAACGAGCAAGCTGTATTCAACCCGTCCAAACAGAAACCGCCCCAAGAATGTTGAGACGGTTGCCAGGCTAGGGTTGTATTTGTTTGCAAGCAGTTCATGAGCTTGCAGAACGGCTTCGTTTACGATTTCGTTCCGTTCGTATCCTGCGAGCTTTCCGTGTTCGATCCATTTTGCCGCAAGATACCGTATGAGTCCGATGTGATCGGCAATGTCAATCGACCGGCAAATGCTTTCACCAGCTCTTGCAGATTGTTGAGCCTCAACATTACCGTCCACGGTCCCCGGTCCTCGCGCATAGCGACAATGGGAAAATCCCCATCGTTCTTGTCTCTTTCAGCTTGTTCCAGAAATCTGATTGCGGCAATCTTGCCCCTCCGTTTGACTTCAACGTGAACTCCTTCAATGTCGGTCTTCACATCAGCGGTTCCATCTGTTCCGCAGAACTGCTGACTTCGCCTGGCGTTGATTCCGAGTTTGCGTAGCTCATTGGCAAACTCGCGTTCGCCTCTCTTCCCTTTCTCTCTACTGTCAGGCACTTTCCATTTCCAGTTTCATTTTTTGGACCGTTTGTTTTGGCACATCGTGTACGTTGTCAAAGTCGTTTTCACATCTAAGTATCGAAACCTGATATCCATACTGTTCAGCAAGTTCAATGTACGGTTCGACTTGTTCCATTTTTACAAAGGTGTTGCAGACGGCAACCCGTGATGCACCAATTGCCATAGCCGTTTGCGTTGACTGCTTGCACCAATCGTGCGCGGTTTCAAGTTTGTCAGGAGACCAAACCTCTTTGTATTTCTTTCCAAGCATGTGAGCTTGCATCTCGAACCAGTCGTCTGCTGAGTATGTAGCGCACGGTGCGATCATCAACCCAAGCGTGGTTTTACCTGATCCCGGATGACCCCGGACGATGAAGAGTGTTTTTCTTACGGTAGGGTCAACCATTTGGAACGCCGTGTTTTCGCTTTTTTTTGCAAGCGTTGCTTTCACTTTGATTCCTCCGTAATCATTTCATCGGCGGCGAAGACCAATCCCGTGTAGGTCGCTGACCAAGTGGAAATGTCAGAAGACTTAGCGTTGAATGTCGGGATTGACTCCGCAACTTTTTCTCTTGCTGCCTGGATTCGTTCGCTGTCCCAAGTCGAAATGATTGAAAGCCTTTTTGCGTGCTGGTCTCTCACAGTTTTAGCCTCATCGGTTTGATCTAATGGTTTCCATGATGCCCGTTCCATCTCTGCAAGTTCTGCGTTGGCCTCGATACGGTAGGCATCGCTAACGTCAAGGAACTGCGGCATTTTCCGGATGCACTTCTTCCGTACGGAGATGATTGCCTTCCGTAGGGCGCGTTGGTTTATCCGATCTTGCCCCTTGACACCGTGTGGCTTGTCATACGAACGAAACCAGACTTCCGAAAGCATGTCAGGCGTTGGCTCCCATTCGTGCCAAAGGTCGCGGAGCAATGCGTAGTTGTCAGCCCAAGTTGGAATTTCGTGCAGTTCTGATCTCTTCTGCGATTCGTCGCTTTCGTAGTTCATCTGCGGTTGGTTCTCGCTCATCATCATCGTTCCACCTTTCTTGCCTGAAATAGGTGATGCCGGTCGGGATGTACTTGGCTTCGATTTCACCGGCCTCAAGCTTTTTCTTGTAATCAATGACCTGTTCTTCGACTCGCTCCCTGATGTAGTCCGCTGCCTGGCCGTTGTCACATTTCAGCTCCCGTTTGATTCGACCAATCGACCGTACGATTGCCTCAACTCCAACCTTCTTTCCAATTTTCCTACCGGGAACATACCTTTTCCATATACCTACCGCCAAACTGCTCATTGCAGCGGAAACGGTAGAGGTATTGGAGGAGGTGGAGGTAGAGGTAAAGGCAGAGGAGGAGGAAGAGGTAGAGGTAGTGACTTCTATAGTGCCATCTGCTGTTGACTCTGTAGTGCGTACTGTAGTGGGTACTGTAGTGATGCCATAATGAGGCGCGAAGTCTCGATTGGTGCGCTGCAATGTAGCGCGCACATGACGCGGGCAGTGGTCTGGCCAGTCATGAATGAGGAGTCGGTCAGGACCGTCCACCGCATCCAGAAGCCGACACCGTACGAACGCCTCAGTCAGCCCCTGAGCCGTCCCTGGCCACTCAAGGGCAGTAGCTATGTCTTCGTCCTCATGACGGCCTACGGCCCCCGTAGGAGCGTGCTTGGCGGCAAACCTCCAGAGGAGCCCAGACAGGCCAACGGCATGTGGCCAAGGAATCTCCAAGATTGCAGCAAGTCGCCGTATTTTTGGTGAAGTGAACGCACCTTCAAGCATGTTCTACTCCTTTCGTGCATTTTGCCGCTCTATCAAAAAGGGTTGGCCTCATCCCCAAGGAGCGAGGGGAGAGGCCGACCCCGATGAGAGAGAAAAGCACGCGAATCATATCAGAATGGAATCTCATCCGTCTTCAAGACAGACGGTGCCGGGTTGTTCTTGAGAGCGTTGCGCATCTGCTCCGTCTTT